CAGAAAGAGGCAGAAGTCTCCAAGAAGTTTGAAGGCTATCTCTCGCCGGATGACGTAAAGAAGATCCGAGCAGATTACGACGGCAAGCTGTCACAGGCTCAGGCTGATCTGGAAGCAATGACCACGAAGGTCGCAGCACATGATCAGGAAGTTGCAGACCTCACCGCCAGAGCCGTGAAAGCTGAGACCTCACTGCTCAAAGGCGAAGTCGCCAATAAGCATGGCATACCGCTTGAGCTTGCCGGCAGACTGGTTGGAGACACTAAGGAAGACCTTGAGAAGGACGCAGAGACATTCGCATCCTTTATGGGTCCGAAGGCTGCTCCGCCGCTTCGTTCCAACGATCCAAGCGGACAGCAGGCTGGTGGCCTCGATACTGCATATGCGGCAGTTCTTTCCCAGCTTACACAGAATTAATGGAGGAATATCATGGCATCTGTTCTTGAAACAAAAGCTAATGGCACTACTTATTTTCCCGCAGAATTAACTAATGAAATGATCAACCTCGTAAGAGGCAAGTCTTCCCTGGCTAAACTGGCAGCATCGCGTCCGATCCCGTTCAGAGGTGAGACTGCTTGGACTTTCACTCTCGACAAGGAAGTTGACCTTGTTGCAGAATCCGGCGCTAAGTCCAATGGTGGCGCAACACTCACCCAGAAGACCATCACTCCGGTCAAGGTTGAGTATGGTATGCGCGTGTCCGATGAGTTCATGTATGCATCTCAGGAAATTCAGCTCGACTACCTCAGAGCATTTGCAGAGGGTTTTGCTGCAAAGGTTGCCCGTGGTATTGATATCATGGCTATTCATGGCCTGAATCCGAGAACTGCTACCGCTGCCACTGCAACGATCGGCAACAACTGCTTCGATAAGGCGGTTACCAATACCGTTACATTTGCAGCTGCAACTGCCAACGATAACGTGACTGCTGCCATCGCACTGGTTGAGGGTGCAGAACACGAAGTCACCGGCATGGCTATGGCTCCGGCTTTCCGTGCAGCACTTGCTAATATCAAGAAGGGCACATCTTCCAACGAGTCTCTCTTCCCGGAACTCTCCTGGGGCGCTAACCCGGATACAATCAACGGTCTCGCAGTTGATACCAACAGCACTGTAGCCTTCACCGGCACAGGCACCGGCAACACCAACACCGACAGAGCTATCGTTGGTAACTTCAGAGACTACTTCAGATGGGGCTTTGCAAAGCAGATCCCGATTGAAGTAATTCAGTATGGCAATCCGGATAACGATGCTACAGCTGGTGACCTTAAGGGCCATAATCAGGTATATCTCCGTGGTGAGGCTTACATCGGTTGGGGCATCCTTGTACCGGCAGCTTTCGCAAAGATCGAGGCTTAATATGAAGTACCGCAACACCAAGACCGGCTATGAGTTCGAATCTGACTGCGTCTGCAAAGGCCCAGACCTTGAACTTGTCGAGGGTAAGGAAGCGGACAAAAAGCCGGCCACCAAGAAAAGGACTACGGTGAAGAAATAATGTATGAACCTTTCGCAACGGTCGCAGACATTGAAACCTTATACAGACCGTTGACAGCAGATGAACAGACACGGGCGGAGGCAATGCTTCCGCTCTTGTCCGATACTCTGCGTTCTATCGGGTATAAGGTCAATAAAGACCTTGATGCTACCATGCTGACTGATGCCACATACAGCAGTGTTCTCAAACTGGTCACGGTCGACATCGTTGTCCGTGCTCTGAGGCAGAACACTGAAGGCGAGGCGATGAGCCAGGAAAGCCAGAGCGCAATGGGCTATTCATGGAGCGGGACTTATGCGGTTCCGGGCGGAGGCATCGCCAATGCCATCATGAACAACGACCTCAAGCGTCTTGGGCTTACTCAGCAGCAGATCGGGTCCATTATGCTCTGGGGCAGTGGCGAGACCGAGAGGGTCACACCGCCGGCACCGGAAGCAGAAGGAACGGTCAACATCGTCGGCTTCCTTGGAGGCTGATATGGGTAAGCTTAAGGGCGTCACGGTCATTTTGTACGAACGAAGCGAGAGCGGGAAAGACGGATTTAACAGGCCGATATACACGGAGACAGCTGTCGAGGTTGCCAACGTGCTGATCGGCGAACCATCCACGGATGAGATCACGAATGAGATTAATCTTTCGGGTAAGCGTCTGGCATACACGCTTGCCATTCCGAAGGGCGACTCTCACGTCTGGACAGATCGGAAGGTGTCATTCTGGGGTCAGACTTTCCACACGATTGGAGAGCCGACACAGGGCATCGAAGATCTGATCCCGCTCTCGTGGAATAAAAAGGTCAAGGTGGAGCGATATGGCGGTTAAGAAATTCGAATTGAACATGGCCGGACTGAATGAACTCATGAAGTCTCCGGAGATGGAAGCAGCGCTTGAGTCTGCTGGCCAGTCTGTCGCTCGTATCGCCAAGGGTAACTATGGCGTCCGTGTGCATCAGGCCACATGGGTCGCTATTGCCAACGTATATCCGGAAGACAAGGAAAGCGCACAGGAGGCACTGAAGAACGGTGCGCTCACTCGTGCCCTGTCTGCTTCCGGGCTGAAGATGTAGGAGGTGAAAACATGATTGAAGAGCTTGTTATACAGTATCTAAATTCGGTCATGGACGTGCCGGCCTACGGAGAAGTTCCGGATTTTGTTACGGATGCCGACACTTATATTGTTGTCGACAAGAGCGGGTCTCAGCGCGAGAACCGTGTGGATGCTGCTGTGGTGATCGCCTATTCCTATGCTCCGACAAAATTCGAAGCAGCGGAACTGAATGAGGCAGTCAAAGAGGCTCTGCTGAACATTGACTCGCTCGACACTATCAGTGCAGTAAGGCTCAACAGCGACGGCAACGCCACTGATGACCAGATAAAGAACTACAGATACCAGTGCGTGACAGTGATCACGCCTTTTTAATTTAAGGAGATAAAGACATGGCTAATACAGTTACCAATGTAACAACCGGTAAGCCGAATGTCGGCGGAGCTATCTGGCGCGCACCTTTTGGCACTGCCCTGCCGACTGATGCGACTACAGCGCTCAACGAAGCATTTAAATGCCTTGGCTACTGCTCCGAAGACGGTATGACCAATAATAACAGCCCGTCCAAGGAGAACGTAAAAGCCTGGGGCGGTGATGTGGTCCTTACAACCACAACCGAGAAGCTTGACACATTCGCTTATACTCTCATCGAAGCTGTCAATGTTGACGTGCTGAAGTCCGTCTATGGTGACGACAATGTATCCGGTACATTTGCGACCGGCATCACAGTCAGAGCCAACTCTGATGAGCAGGAGCCGTCTTCTTACATCGTTGAGCTGAAGATTCGTGGCGGTAAGAAGCGTATTGTCATTCCTTATGCAGATCTGAGCGAGCTGGCTGAGATTGCATACCAGGATAACAATGCGACCGGTTACGGCGTCACCATCATGGCAATGGCTGGCGGTTTCGGTGCTGGCGACAACGACACCCACAAAGAATATATCATTCAAGTATAAGGAGGATCCGTGATGGGAATGATCACAGGAGAGACAAAAAGCGGTTTTAAGTTCAGTGTTGACGCTGAAGCGGTCAAGGATATGGAGTTCCTGGAACTGGTTGGAGAGGCAGAGGCTAATCCGACCAAACTCGGCAAGATGTACGAGTGCTTGCTGGGCAAGGACCAGAAGAAAAAACTTTACGACCATGTTCGCAACAATAACGGGCGTGTCCCGATTGACCTGATCAAGGCAGAGTCAGACGACATCTTCGACGCGATCAACAACGCCGACGAGACAAAAAACTGATTGACCTTGCCTGGATGCTGAGTATAGACCGTGACGCACTCCTGTGCGACCTGGCGGAGACTTACCATATATTCGACCTTAGAGCGCTGCCGGTAGTGACACTGGCGGCGCTTTCTTTTGGTTTAAGGGAGGATAGCCGAATCAAGATGAAGATTGCCGGTATTGAGTACGTGCCAAATTACATGCTTTTGGCCAGTATTGCCGACAATTTCAAGATGCTCAGATATAATCTGCTCGCAGAAGAAGGCGACCCACTTCCGCCACTCTATACGGATATAATCTTTGGCAAGGATAAGAAACAGATAAAGCCATACACAGCGGAAGATTTCGAGCGTGATATGGCTGACATAGCAAGGAGAGCGAATAATGGCTGATTTAGGTAAGGCTTATGTGCAAATCATTCCCCAAGCCGAAGGCATAACTGGAAAGATTGGCGCGATCCTTGACCCCGAAAGCAAGAAGGCCGGCGAAAGAGGTGGTAAGGAAGCAGGCGCAAGCTTTGCATCTTCTATCAAATCCACGCTGACCAAACTGGCAATCGGGGCAACAGTTGTTAAAGGCTTCCAGTCCGCTCTCGAAGAGGGTGGCAAGTTGCAGCAGTCCTATGGTGGTCTGGAGACTATCTACGGAGATGCAGCAGAGGCCGCAAAGAAATATGCTGCGGAAGCGTCTAAAGCAGGCATTTCCGCAAATGATTACGCAGAGCAGGCAGTCGGTTTCGGTGCCTCACTGAAGCAGGCATTTGAGGGCGACACGGCGAAAGCGGTCGAAGCAGCAAACACGGCCATTCTGGACATGACCGATAATGCTGCCAAGATGGGCACGCCGATCGAATCAATTCAGAACGCTTATGCCGGTTTTGCGAAACAGAATTACACCATGCTTGATAACCTCAAGCTTGGTTATGGTGGCACGAAGTCAGAGATGGAAAGGCTCCTTGCGGACGCTGAAAAGATCTCTGGCGTGGAATACAATATCGACAACCTCGGCGATGTCTATGACGCCATCCATGTGATCCAGGGCGACCTTGGACTGACTGGCGTT